CCTTTCGCATGGTCTTAGTCACAATATCTAAGCCAAATTGATCAGCGAACCCTTCTCTTTTCTTCTTTGTCCAATTATATGGGACATCGCGCATATCACCAGTGACAGGGTCTACGTAAAAAGTACATTCTTTTAGTTTATAGTATTGTCGTTCTATAACACGAATAGACCTAAGCATCCGTGCATTCTCTGGATCACCTGGATATTGCTGTCCGTAATTATATTCGTCTGTGTCTCCATATCTTTCTTCTTCGAACTCCATGGAGTCAGCACCTAAAGTAGTACCCGTCTCGGCTAAAAACCTAAGCTTATCTGCTTTGGCCTGCCCGTAAGTTTCTTCTATCTCATCTATGCTCATCCACTTACTTTCAAATATTTCGTTCCAAGTCCTTGGGTCATATTGTTTTGCGTCTGGGTCTATTAAAATATCTAATGGGTCTTTTGCTTCTATTTTTACTTCACCCTGTACGTGGTCAGCAAAATCTATACGCACGTCAAAGTAACCACGGTCCTGTATAAGACCATCAGAAAATACTTGGGATTCTACCCACTCTAATTTATTGTTGTCAGAAATTTGTTGATAAACTTTTGTTAGGGTGTCTGCTATTTCTTGGTTGCCGCCGCCCCTAGGTTTGAATTGTATGTCTGCTTTTTTCGTGCTTTGTTCTCCGAGCACTGCATTGATTGTAGGCAAAATAGTATTGATTGTTAACGCTGGTCTGCCTTGGTCATCGAGTTGCTGCATGTCAAACTCGTCCCATTGGTCTCCCCTATAATACATATCGCATTTTTTAGCCATATGCACATAGTCTTCATGGCCACTGTCACGGGCCCTTGTATAAGAGTTCCATTGGCTTTTTGCTAACTCTAGTTCTGCCGCGTCTTTAACTTTTTTACTTGGTTTTTTACTGTATGCCATGTTATGCGCTCATTGCCGATTTCTTTTTCGGTCCTTTTGCTATATATCTTAACTTATCTCGCCACGAAGGTATATGTTCTGGCGCTTCATAAAAAGTTGCGTACTCTGCCATCATTAAACCAACCCAGGCCAAAGCATCAACCTGGTCATCATGCACGCCGTTAGGAAAACGCAAAAGTTCAGCCACCAACGTACTAGTCCAGGCTGCATCTTCGGGTACAAATACTCTACCCTGTTGCATTCTACCTTGTATAGCCCTGGCTCTTGCTTCTTTGTCACGTCTACCTACTTTTAAATCTTTAAAATATGCAGAATGTAATCTACGTTCTGCTACACGTTTTTGTAGAAAAGGCCCAATCGCCATTTCTATGTGTCCTTTCTCTATACCAATAATACCAGGTCTCCATTGCTCGTAGAAATCTAATATTTTTTCTACTAATTCAAACCCGTCGTATTTACCTCGAATAACATCAACAATAAACATATTGTCATATTCATCTACTCCTATAGTAATACCTACTGAGTAGTCGTTTCGATCGCGTTGGCCTATAGCCAAATCCCACGCAGTATAATAACGAAGTCTATCATAATCTAGCTCCGCCGGGTCATAATATTGAATCATGTCACGGGTAAAATAATCACCATCATCTGACACAGGGTTTTGTTGGTACAGCGCAGTCCAATCGCGGGGCCCGATAGCTTTTTGTATTTGTGCTAAAGATTCTAAGTTATATCGCTCTGGGTGGAGTGGGTCTCCTTGGTTTCTAAACTCTTCGTCTTCTTCTGCAATCGCTGGGTACTTAACTACCTCCCATGCGTCTGCGCCACTCTCAGCATGCTGCAGTAATCTACCTGCTAAGTCATCGTCATGCCACCTAGTCAAAATGACTAGTATACCCCCACCAGGGGAAAGCCTTGTATAAGCAGTAGAGGTATACCAGTCCCAGGTCGCCTCTCTGTTATTTTCGGATTCTGCATCCTCTCGGTTTTTGATAGGATCATCGATCAACAACACGTGCGCACCCTTACCGGTAATACCACCACCAACACCAGCTGCAACATAACCGCCGCCCTGGGTTGTTTGCCAAGACTCTACTGACTGTGAATCTTTATCTAATTTTGTTTTTTCAAAAACATTTCTATAGGTAGGTTCTCTTAACACTTGTCGGACCTTTCTAGAAAAGCTCATCGCCAAAGAGCCCGAGTACGAACAACTTATAAACTCATGTCCAGGGTTTCGCCCTAAATGCCAAGCAGGGAAAGCGATACTAGCTAGTGTCGATTTGCCGTGACGTGGTGGCATAAACAACATGAGTCTTGGGGATTTTCTGTCCGCCACGTCTTTGCTAAACTTTTCTAGCCTTTGACAGATGTCCTTATGCACCCACCCTGCTTGGTAATCAGGGTTAAATTTTTCTACAAAGGGCAACATGCGCTTTCTAGCTAAAATACGCATGGCTAATTCTTGTTCAGCTTTTAATTTACTTTTGTCTGGTGTTTTTGTTTGTTTTTTAGGCTGCGGAAGTTGATCTGCTTCGTCTGCAGCACAATAAACGCACAGCCCGTTGGGCTGAACGAGGTTATCTGCTAAAAGTTTCTTACACTTATAGCATTCTATCTTAGTTATGTCGGTCACTTAGTATCTTTTAGTTTTTTTCTTCTTCATAGCCGGTTTTTTCTTCTTTTTTGCCGGTTTTTTAGAATATCCTTTACCGTATCCCATATTTACTCCTTTTCCCAAGGGAAAGCTATGCGTTTTCCCTGTTTATTTTCTTCAACTATATGGCTAGATACATAGGCAAAGGCCCCTGCACCTATACATACGATGATTCCTATGGCTGTTTCTAACACTTCCATCTTCTTCTGGCCTGTCTTAGTCTTGAATTAGGGTTTTTTGCTGCTTTTGGGAACTTTTTCATCTGTCCTGCACTTCTAGCGCAGTAAGATTTACGTCTTTTTGCGGCTTTTGAGCCTTTTTTGACCTTTCCTGTAACTGCTCCCTTTAATTTTGACCCTGGATTCTTCCTTCTGTAGGCTTTTATGCCTGCTCTGGTCATCCCAGCGCCTTTTTTCGTTGGCCTAAAGTTCTTTTTGTTCCTTTTAGGCATATTATCTCTTTTTCTTGGCACGAGTCCTCCTTTTTACTGCAGGTTTCCTTTTCCTGACTATAGTTTTTACGTTACGTGGCTTCCCGCCTGGATTGCCCGCTGCACGTTTTCTTCTAACTGCGCTTTTACGTTGTGCTGCAGTCATAGACCGAGCTTTCGAACGTGGTACACATTTAGGATACTTACGTTTACCTTTCTTTTTAGCAGATTTTCTACCGCAAGGTTGGTATTTGCCTTTTTTCTTCGGAGCGCCGATGTCGACCCAATCACCTTTAGGCCCTTTACCAAACCATGCGGTTAGGCCACCGGTGGGTTTAGCCATTACCTATACCCGCCGCCACGTTTTTTGTAAGTTCTAACTAACCAACCATTGGCATATGCACTTGGGTAGACCTTAAACTTTCGTTTAGCTTCGGCCTTTACTCTAGCGTATAGAGCTGGGTTAGTTGGCTTTGCGCCACTTTTCTTTTTAGTAGTTTTTCTTTTTGCTGGCATTTTTCTTTTTTCCTCCTGAATAACCTTTATTTTTCTTGCCCTTTTTCATGGACATCTTTTTTACTGGTGCGTTAATACAATGCATTACTTTTTCCTCCCTTTTTTCTTAAGTTTTTTCTTTGCTTGCCCCTTTGGCTTGTTTTTTAGGCCCATTGACTTAGACCAAGAGTCGAGCGCTATATATTTATCAGTAGCTACCATGCCTGGACTATCGAGCGCACCGCTTCTACCGGTTGCGCCTATTGCGCTTGCATTAGTATACGCGGTGGTCTTCATACCATTTTCTACCGATACTTTTTTCTTTTTGCTATGTGTACTCATTTCTTCTTTTTCCTCTTTACGCCTCTACCTTTTAAGATATCGGCAAATGTTACTTTACCATCTCCAGTTAGATCAGGAAATTTTTTCCCTTTCATACCTTTGAGTTTTTTCTTCTTCATTTTACGCTTGGTGGCTTTCGCCTGTTGATGATATTTAGTCATCTGTACCTCCTTTAGGTTCTAAGTAAGACATATCAACACCAGCTAACTTTAGAAGCTCGGCATCCGGCAGTCGTTCTAGTTGTTGAATCTTGTCTACATTTATATTGACCTGGGTCGCTTGTTCAGGAGCAAACAGTCCGTGCAGTTTGCATAGAGAGTCGACGACGTTTTTTTCTTCTGTGGCATTTGCCGATTTTCGATGGGCCTCAAGGTACATGGTAGTTGCTGTGTTTCTATCAAACTTAACTTCTTCCCTAATCTCTTCCCTAAGATATTCAACAGCTTTTTGTATCTTTGGTTTCTTAAATACTTCGTACACGTGGTCTAAGTTTCTATAACCGGCAGCACGACCCGCAGCTGCTTTACTCATACCACGAATAAAAAATAAAATTAGTCTTTCTTCTTGGACGGAGAGTTCAGAAAGTTTGACGCCCGCGTACGGAAAATGTGATTGAAGTTCAACTCTGTCTTCTTCAGTTACTTGTATTTCTTGATTTGCAACTAAACTCATATGCTAAAAATACCACAGGTGTGGATAACTTGTAAATTTTTTGTGGAAAATTTTTTTTGAAAAATATGATCTATACCGCTGTCTCATTCCCTCCCCCCTGCTGCACAGGACGCCCTTCCCCCCCGATTCGCAATCTACTCTGACATTCTAAATCGCTGGTTTGGAACCTTGTTTCAAAAAATAGGTCGCCACCTGGCGACCTTCTACATAGGTAAGTAGTCTGGCACATGGTGTGTCAGATGTAATTTATAGGAGTATATATGTCAAATACATATAAATCTACAATCGCTGTTAATTTGTCTAGCAGCACTGGTTCCTTTGTTGACGCAGAGGGTAATGTTAATTCTGGTTCTTCCAATACAGTTGGTAAAGCATTTGCTAATTACCCTGAATTAGAAGCAGTCATTAAAACTATCATGGCTGACCCCAACAATACCAGACCTCTGTTTAACATGCAGTTTTCAGAGCGTCTTGCTGAAGGTTTCAAAAACTTTCCAGCCTACAAAGACAAGTCTGGTAATGTTGTGAATCAACCTAAGATGGTTTCATTAGATATAGCAGCATGGGCTCCAAAGGCTAAAGTTGCTACAACCCCAACAGTTGATGTTGATTCAATTGTTGACGCAAATGGTGGTGAGTCGTAAGACTCATCACTTTTTTTTAACCGATGAGAATTACCGTTTCTGCCTGCCTGGCAGTGACTAACTATCATCATAACAAAAAGGAGGTGCGGCATGATTAAGTCATTCGCATACAATATTGGCCTAGCGGTCAAACAAGCAGGTAAATTAGTATTACCTGTTTCTAAGTGGGCTGTGAACACGGCCAAAGATGTGACTGTTGAGTTCAGTAGAGGACTCACACAGTCAGAACCTACACTCATCCAGAGCGATAAGCACACGGAAGAGGTAAATGTTGACCAAGAGTTAGCAGAGGCAATCCACGCCGAACAAACTCATGAGCAACAAGCAAATAACGCTCCCCAAGGATCATAATCATGGAAGAGCGTTCAATCCCGTTCTGGTTACTGGTGAAAATCAGTAAACCAGAACATCCATACAGGAGTACTATATGGAATTACTAGACTACGCAGCAATCGCTGTTTTACTCTATATCAGTCTTACTATCATCAGTAGGGCTGTTATTATCGGTCTTTACGCTTACTTTATCCGTGAATGGATGATGAAAGATGACGAAGACACAACTACCTCACTCGAGCGTAGTTATCCGCAATATCAATCCCAGGTCAGGGAAACTCAATAATATCATATCACCAAGGAGGGCTTCGGCTCTCCTTTCCTTTTTAACTACTATCATACTATCACTGCCTGCTTACTATCATCAAGGCGCATGCCGGTGATTGTCTGCGGTTAGTTGGTTCCGTTTGTTCCACGGATATGTGCCCATGTGGAACAACATTGTGGAACCACAAAAAACCGCGTGCCTGCAACAAC